TTGTTTTTTTTTTTTTTTTTTTTTTCTATTTTAAAATTTTTATCTTTGCAAGGAGGTTGTTATGGCTGTTGTGGACAAATATGTTAATAGTTCAATAGCATCTAATAAGATCATAAATGCTGCCCTTGTAAATGGAGCAAGAGTTGTTGGTATGGTAGCAACAGAAGAAACTGCTGCCGCAGATGATGATGGTTCTATTTACAGGTTTTTTAAGGGTGTTAGTGGGAACTTAATTCCCATTGAAATTTTTGTTTATTGTGATGCTATTACAAGTGGTACTGATTATGATCTTGGTCTTTATAATCAAACTTCTCCGGGGGGTACTGATGGTACTGTTATTGATGCCGATGTATTTATGGATGGGCAAACTTTAGCAACTGCTATTTCTCGTGGTGGTGGAACAGCTAATCAAAATGAAGCTGTTGATGGTTTGGCTGCTGTTGATATTGCTGATCTTCAGCAAAAGATTTATGAACATGCTGGACATACTGTAAATACTGCAAAGCAAGGTTATGATATTTGCTTAACAGCAAATACTGTTGGTTCAGCTGCTGGTACGATTACTATTATAGCTATATTCATTGAAGGATAGAGCTAGTTTTATTTTAAAGCGGTGCGGTGTTTATAAGCATCGTATCGCTTTAATTTTTTAAGGGAGGATAAAATGCCTAGAGGATTTGCAAATGCTGCTTCCGTTACACCAGCTGATACTGGTGTTATGGATAATTCGGGAGTTCTTTATATTGGCACAGCTGGGGATGGTACACTTAAAGTAACTACAACAGATGATGATACTATATCCTTTGCCGGAGTAACAGCTGGATGGTTTGGGGAATTAAGAGTTCAATTAGTTTGGTCTACTGGAACAGGTGCATCTGATATTGTTGTTGCATATTAATTTTTTAAAGGAGTAACTTATGAGTTCAACAGCAACTTCAAAAGTAGATGTTTGTAATTTAGCAATGGATCATGTTGGTGGTGGTATTATAGTCAATATAGATTCTCCATCTACAAAACAAGAAATAGTATGTGCTCGATGGTATGATATGACTCGTAGAGCTTTATTGAGATCACATCCTTGGGCGTTTGCTAGAGCAAGAGCAACACTTTCATTAAATACAACAGCACCTACTCATAGCTGGGCAGATGCATATAATATTCCTTCTTTACTTGTTAGGTTACATTTTATTGGTGATGATAGTGTTCTTGATCTTAAAGGAAAATATGCACTTGAAGGTAGACAAATCCTTATGGATAATAGTGGGGGAACATCTATTGATATTGGCTACACAATAGATGAAGAAGATGTTACCAAATTTGATTCTCTTTTTATTGATCTGCTTGCAGTTGAAATAGCTTGGAGAGTTTCTTTTGCTTTTACTTTAAAACCATCTCTTAAAAAAGAATTAAGAGAAGAAAGAAAACAATTACAATTAGAAGCAAGAGCAGTTAATAGTCAAGAACGCCCTCCTGTTAAAATACAAACAAGCAAATTTACAGAAGCAAGACAAAGATTAACTTCTAATGTAGCCGGAACGGATACTATTTTTGACAGTTAGTAATGTTATACAAAATGATTTTTCGGCTGGAGAATTAGATCCAAAAGTATATGGGCGTTTTGCTTTAAAACTTTATCAAAGAGGTCTTGAGCTTTGTGAAAATTTTATTGTTGAACCTCAAGGATCTGTACGCTTTCGTACAGGCACACGATTTATAAATCATACCAGATTAAATAGAATAGCTAGATTTATTTCTTTCCAATTCAATGATGAACAAGCCTATATGCTTGAATTTACTGCATTGTTTATGCGAGTATTTAAAGATGAAGGTGCTATTCTTGAAGCTAACACAACAATCTCAGGAGCAACCGTTGCTAATCCTGTTGTAATAACAGATACAGCACATGGGTATGCTAATGGTGATGAAGTATTCATATCTGCTGTTGTAGGCATGACTGAACTTAATGGAAAGTATTATTTAGTTGCAAATAAAAATACTAATGATTTTGAAATTACAGATGTTGATGGAACTGATATAGATGGTTCAGCATTTACTGCTTATTCTTCTGGTGGTACTGCTGGAAAAGTTTTTGAAGTTGCTACACCTTATTTAGAATCACAATTATTTGAATTAGATTTTGATCAAAATGCAGATGTATTAACTGTTACCCATCAAAAACACGATATTAATAACATAACAAGAACAGCACATGCCGCATGGACAGTAGCAACTTTTTCTCGCACTAATGATCCTTTCCCTAGTCAAGCAATTACAGGAATCTCTCAAGCCTCTCCCGGTGTAGTTACCTATACAGGTGCAGATTCTTATGCCGATGGAGACTTTATAACTATACAAGAAGTTGTTGGTATGACAGAAGTAAATGGAAATTCTTATGTTGTTGCAAATTTAAATACTGGAGCAAACACTTTTGAACTTACTCAAGCAGATGGTACAAATGTAGATACTTCTGGATTTACTGCTTATAGTTCTGCTGGTACGGTTGGTGATTATCCAAAAGCAGTTGGATATTATGAAGGTAGAAGATTTTATGGTAATACTCTTACACTTCCAGAAACTTTTTGGGGTACAAGATCTCCAGATTCTTCTGCTGATGGACTTCCTCGATATACAGATCATACTGCTGGAACAGATAATGATCATGCTGTTATTTTTACAATCGCCCCCTCTTTTGAGGGAACAGTAAATGCAATTCAATGGCTTGCTGGAATGACTGATTTTTTAGGTATGGGTACTTTTGGTGGTATTAATAAAGCAACTGGAAGTGGAACAGATAACCCTATTGCACCTGATAGTATACTTGTTAAACCAATTTCTGATGTTGGTGTTGAAGCAAAAAGCCCAATTCCTAGAGGAACAATTATTATTTATATTCAAAGAGGTAAATTAAAAATACGAAGTTTAGAATTTGATTTACTTCAAGAAGGTTTTACTCCTATAGATAGAAATTTTGTTGCAAACCATTTAACAGTATCTGGATTCAAACAAATAGCTTTTCAAGATGGAGATCCTGATGTTCTTTGGGGTATTTTAACTGATGGTAATTTTGCTGGATTAACATTTAAATCAAGTGAAGATGTTTCTGGTTGGCATAGACATTTTTTAGGTGGTACAGATGTAAAAGTTTTATCAGCTGGATCAATGACTTTACCTACTTCCTTTGACCAATTATGGGTAGTTGTTGAAAGAACTATAAATAATTTAACAAGGAGGCATGTAGAATTTTTTGAAGATGAACCTATAATACCTAGAAGATCAGATTTTATAACAGGAGATGCAAACGAAGCAACTGATGATACAACTTTTCAAAATGCAATGTTTGAAGCACAAAAAGGATATGTGCATGTGGATAGTGCTCTTTCGTATGATGGAACAGCTGTTGGAAGTGATGCCGGGGCTACGCTGACTCCTGCCTCTTCAGCAATAGCAACTGGCGTTACTTTCACAGCATCTGCCGCTTCTTTTGTTGCTGGTGATGTTGGTAGAGAACTTTGGAAAAAAGCTATTGATGGTGTGGGAGAAGGTAGAGCAACCATAACTGCTTTTACTGATACTACTCATGTAGATTGCACAATTACAAAAGCCTTTGATAACACCGATGCAATGGCTGCTGGGAATTGGTATATTACTACTAATACCTTATCAGGATTAGATCATCTTGAAGGTGAAGCACTTGCTATTATAACAGATGGTGCTGAGCATCCTACAAAAACAGTTTCTAGTGGAGCAATTACTTTAGATTTTCAAGCAAGTACAATTCATATAGGGTTAAGTTATATTGGTAGAGTAATGACATTGAATTTAGAGGGTGGTGGGATTACAGGTGCTGGACAAACTAAACCGGGAAAAGTTGTAAAAATTAATCCTCGATTTCTTCATACTGCTCGTGCACGATTTGGTGTAGATTTTTATAGTTTAAAAGAACTAGTTTTTAGAAAAACTTCTAGTGCAACTAATAGACCAGAACCTTTATTTACTGGTATACCTGATGAAAATGTTACTTTTGATGATACTTGGACAAAAGAAAAGAAGTTAATAGTTGAGCAAAAGCATCCGCTTCCTTGTGTTTTACAAGCTCTTGATGTATTTATGGAAATATCTGATGAATAGAAATATAGAACTATTAGAGTTTCTTATAGAAGATCTTGATGATATGACTATAAAATATCATAAGGGAGAAAGTATTAAAGATTTTAAAGAAAGACTTAAAGGGGCAATGAAACTTGGACATTCAAGATTAATAAGATATAAAGATAAACCATTAGCAATAATGGGATATACTATTCTATGGCCGGGAGTTTGTGAACTTTGGGTTATGCCAAATGAACCTATTGAAGATAAAGGAGTTTTAGCATTATCTCTTAAATATTCTTTAGAGATATTTGTACTTCCTCAAGAATTTCATAGAATACAAGCAACAGTTTTAGATAATGATCCTAGCGAAGGGTTTCTTATAAAATTAGGTTTTGAATGTGAAGGGCTTTTGAGAAAGTATGACACATTTAAACAAAATTATAAAATGTGGGCGAGGGTGCAACTATGAGTGTATTTTTTGCTGGAGTAAGTGCAGCAGCTTCTATAGCAGCGGGTGCTGCTCAACAAGCTGCTTTTGATACTCAAGCAAGAGCACAAGAAGAAGAAGGCAATCTTAAAAGAGCAGAAGCTCAAGAAGAAGCAATAAGGATTGAAAAAGAACGAAAGGAAGCAAGAGCTAAAGTTGGATTAGCTTTTATTAAAGGTGGAGTAACTTTACAGTTTACTCCTTTAGATTTAATTGAAGAACAGGAAAGAGAAGATGAACAAGAAGCGTACTCAATTCGTAAGCGTGGTTATGCACAACAGAAATTAGCTTTTGCAAATGCTCAAGTAAGTAGAAATAGAGGTAGAGCAGCATTATTAGGTGGTTTTGCTAGTGGAGCATCTACTATGGCTCAAGCATTAAAATAAGTTAGGAGAAAAATATGGGTGGTTTAGGACAAGGTATTATAAGAAGAAAGAGAGCATCATCGGCTGTTGGCATACCTGATTTAGATACTTCTGGTGCTGATATACTTAATGCTATTGCAAAAACTACTGCGGATGTATCTCAAGTTCTTAAAGCTAGAGAAGAAAAAGTAAATAATTTAAAAGCAATAGAAAAAGCTCAAGAGATTGAAGCAGAAGTAGAAAGTCTTGTGACTACTATAAAAGGTAGAATGGAAACTGGAGAGTTAACTACTGAGCAAGGTGTTAACCTAATGAAAGCAGCAAGAAAAGATACTAGTAAAAAATTATTAGGTGATATTAAAAATAAGGATCTTAGATTTAAAACAACATTAAGAAATCAATTTGCAATAGGAAATGGTAATGCTGCTGATGTAGAATGGATAAAAGGGTTTCAACAAGATAGTGCAACACTTTCTGCTCAAAAAATCTCTGATCAAATAGCAGTACAGGCGGGAAATTTACGAGATATACCTACTTTAGTTAGTTTAATGCATGAACAAGAAGGGGTTGCTGGTAAAGTAATGCCTAATGGTGTTGTTGCTCATAAAGATGGTTTTCTTACTGCACTTGGAGGTACAGTTACTAGCGAATCACTTAATGCCTTAAAAGAAGCTACTCCAAAAAATATGCTTCTTAGTTATATAAATCAAAATATGATTAATGCACCAGAACAGTTAGAAAAAGATTTTAATAAATTTCGTGGGGAAGTATTTGGTAAATTTTTAAATTCTACTGAAATGAAAACTCAAGAAGATAGAATAGTTGCAGCTGCTAATGGTTTAAATAGAACTACTCAACTTAAAATTAGAGGTAAAATAATTGAACAGATAGGTAAAAAAAATCTATCAATAGAAGATTTACAAAAATTTCAACTTGACATGCAAAGACAAGCAGATGATCCCAATAATAAAATGCCAATTCCTAAACCTTTGGCAGTTGCTGTAGATAATATGATTAAAGAAAGGTTGGCGAGAACGGCTGCTTTTAAAGCTGCTAGGTTAGATAATGATACTCTTCTTGGTTTAGTTACTAGACATGAAAATCTTAAAGTAAATACTAAACCAGATGGCAGTTTAAAAAATGGAGTTGATACTCTCGATGAAATTGTTACTTATTTAGTAGATGTAGAAAATAGATTAGCTGAGAATAAAATAGATGATGCATCGGCAAGACAATTAAAAAAAGAAGTAGTAGTAGCAGCTCAAAATTTTATTAGTGATACTGGTAGAACAGAAGGTGCGGGTGCTTGGCTTAGAGGTTTATATACTGCTTTAGATAATAATGTAGGTAGGGGAATGAAAAAGATAGATAATAGATTAGATACTGTAAAAGGTTTATCATCTGCACAAAAAAAAGATTTAAGAGGTAAATTAATGTTAGATCTAATGATTGTTAATGATCGAGCTGATGATGATAAGTTAATTCCAAAAGATGAAAATGATGCAGCTAAAGAAAAAAGACTTGATGATGCTGTAGATAAAGTATTTAAAACAGGTGCAACAAAACATGGTTTTCCTGAATTATCAGAAAATAATAAAATGTCTTATTTAGATCCTGAAACTGGTAGAAGGTATGCGTTTGAAAATAACGAATACACTATGATAGCTTAAAATGGTAAATTCACTACTACAAGAAAAAGAAGAAGAACAAGGAACAGAAGAAGTTGCTCCTATAATAAATTCTAGTAGGTTTATTGCCTTTATGAAAAATCATGATGGTAAGGAAACGCCTCAGATCCAACCTAGAGTACCTTCAGAAGAAAAGAGAAAGAAAAAAGAAGAACTTTCATTAACAAAAAAAGGTGCAGAAGATTTAACAATAGATGAAAGACCAGACAATGCAGAGCTAAAAAGGTTAGAAGGAGAATTGGAAGTTTTACAAGGGAAGGTGGCACATTTTAACCAAAGAGAATGGAGATCTTTTTATAAAAAACATGAAGTTGATATTAAAGAAGGTTCTTGGAGTACAAGGGAACTAGCAGAAAAAGAGGCCGAAATAAATCCTGCGTTTAAGGAAGCATGGGAAACTTTTCTATACGATAGTGACTTACTGAATCGAACTGCCGAAAGTATAATACAATTAAGAGAGCAAAAGCCTACTGAAGATAAGGATATATCTGAAGGAAAACAGGAATCAGAACCGATTGAAGAAGGAGAAAAAAGACCATTTAATTCTTCAAATTTAGAACCACTTAATGCTGAACAGGTTAAAATAGATGAATTGGCTTTTGAAGATAATACTGAGATCTCTCCTACTGAGATCCCACCATCTTCAACTTTAGATGCTTTGTTAGCTACTACTGATAGAATGGCAGCTGATGCTGCTCTCGTAGTTGTTGGTCTTGGACTTATTGAACCTGAAGATGCTGTTGATTTTATTGCTAAACATAGTGTAAGACTTTATAATGCTCAAAAACATGCACCTCAGTACATGAGAGATTTTATTCAGGAATGGGAAGAAGCTGAGAATTGGTTAGAATCTTTAGGAGTTGTTTTAATGAATCCTAGAGCTATTGGTAGGCTTACTATAGAGAATTTACCATATAGTGCTCCTTCTATAGGTGTAGGTCTTGCTGGTGGAACTATCGGTAGTGTTGTGCCTTTTTTTGGTACTATAATAGGTTTTGCTACAGGAACTTTTGCCGGGGGATCAGCAGTAGAAATAGGAGCTTTTATGGATGAAGAACTTTTGAATATGGGTATAGACATTACAAATCCAGAAGAATTATTAGCTGTTCTTCAGAATGAAAAAGTTCTAAAAAGGATATTTAGTAGAGCTAAAACAAAAGGATTTACTACTGCTGGTATTGATGCTTTTCTCACTCTTATTGGCGGTAGATTTTTTACAGCTGTAGGTAGAGGCATAAGAAGAAAAGCAGCTGCTTTTGCTGCGGAACAGGTTTTTGAAGCTGGAGGTGAATTTACTTCTGAATTTGTTGGGAAATTAGCAGCAACTGGTGAAAAAGATATTAAAGGTGCTGCACTTGAAGCTATTATTAGTACACCCCAATCTGCAACACAAACTTTTATAACTATAGCAAATATAAAAAAAGGCAAAGTATCTGCTAGGGGAAAGAAAGATGGAAAAAAAGGCGAGGAAGTATCAACATCTAAACAAGAAACTGAAGGTAAAGAGGGGGTTAAACAGGAAGGAACTAAAGAACCTGTTTCAGGGGAAACCTCTGAGTCAGATAAAGTGGGAGGAAGTACAAAGTCCGAAGATGCATCTGGAGTAGAAAAAGAAGAAACTATAGCAGATGCATTAGAAGAAAGATTTACTAAATTAGAAGGAGAAAAAGATGGGAAAACGCAAGAAACCGAAACCAAAGACACCGAAGTATTAGATGAGGATATTATTGGAGAAAAAACTAATGTAGATCCTGCAAATGTTAAAGTTGAAGTTGTTCAGGGTTTAACTTCTGATGTTAGTGGTAGACCATTAGCAGCTAAAGCAGATTTAGAAAATGGAGTAATATTAATAGATGAAGAACAAGTAAAGCAAACCTATGATGAAGAGGCATGGACAAAACCAAAAGTAGAAGGTGTTAGAGCATTTACTAAAAATGCATTTAGAAGTCTCAAAGAGTGGAGAGATTTCTTAATAGAACATGAGAGAGTGCATTTTACTAAAGCTAATCAGGCATTACCAAAAGGTGCTGAGAAAGAAAATCATGCTAATGATGTAGCGTTTGCTAAAGTTTTTGAAACAGCGAAGGAGAGTAAAGAGAGAAAACAAACTAAAGCAGAAGAATTAAGTGAACAAGCTAAATTTGTTAAAGATTTAGATGAAAGAAGTAATTTTGTTAGGGATTTTGGTGCAGAAATTATTGCAGAGAAAGAAGCGGGATTAATAAGGTTACTTACTAAACCTATATTTGATAAATTAATGGATACTATTAAAAAGAATCCATCAATAAATTTAATTAAAGATTTTAAAGATTTTGATATAACTCCATTTCTTAATTCAGTTATTACAGATCTTTTTCATACAGAACAGGTAATAAAAGATGAATTAAAAAATGTAGCTGATCTTAGACAAATACAAATTGATGGTAAACCAGTAGTTGCTGAATCGAAAGAGGTAATAAAAGATAAGGATGTTGGCGAATCAGAAAAGCGAGCTAGTTTTTTAGAGAGATTGCAAAAAGCTATAAGAAAAGCCATTTTCCGTTCTAAACAAAAAGGGATAGCTATTACTCCGATGAATGTTGTTTTTGATATGATGGGAAAAGCTGAACGAGGTAAAGGGGCAATGTTCCGTTTATTTAAAAAACCAATAGATAAAGCCTATACAGCATATACAAAAATTAAAATAGCTGAAGTAGGCAAGATAAACACTCTTATAAAAAATTTTGGTATGACTGATGAGAATTTAGAAAGGATAGCAGTATTTGCGGTATTAGAACAGGAAGGTGGTAGACAGAAGTTACAGTTTAGGAAAGATAAAAACGGAATTGAAATTAAAGAGAAAGGTAAATTTTCTGAAAGAGCTTTAGATAAACTTGAAGCGGAAGGATTAAGTGGAGATGAAAAACAAGTATTGACTAGTATGAGACAAGCATTTGATAGAATGAAGAAACAATTAATTCCAATATTAAGAGATGTATATGGTAGAACTTTTAAAGAAGTTGAAAATTTCTTTCCTTTCCTTACAGATTTTGAAGCTATGGAAAGAACAGATATTGAAAAAATGTTTGGGAATGATGTGCCTTTAGTTGAACTTACAGGACTCAGCACTTTACCTTTTAAACAAAGAGAGGGTGGATCAAATCAAGTAAAGTTAAATGCTAAAGATATTTTTTCTCAACATATAGATAATGCTGCTTATATGATTGAAATGGGAGAGATTGTTAATAGATTACAAAATCTAAATACTGAAACTAAAGATATTATTGGTGAATTTTCACATGGAGAAGTTAAAGCATGGCTTAAATTAATGCAGCGTAAAAATAATCCTGAAAGTAAAAAAGTTCCTTGGCTTGATGTGATTCGCAATAATGCTGGTGTAGCTATCTTAGGATTTAAATTATCTACAATAGTAATACAACCTACAGCAGCTTTTGATGCTATGGCTTTAATTGGTAGTAAGGCTGTATTTCAGGGTATGAATAATTTCTTATTACATTCTAAATGGAGAAAGTTTATTAAAGGTAATTTTTTAGAAGTAATGAATAGAATGGGTGGAGAGCAAGCTATTTTAGATATAGTTGAAAGCAATACAAGTAGAGTAACTTTAACTAAAATAAAAAGGGCATCTTTTTGGGGGTTAAGAACAGTAGATGGGATTACCGCAGCTTCAGTAGCTGCTGGTGCTTATCAGAAGTATGTTGAAGATAGAGGGGGAGTAGTAGATTTTAATAATCCAGATCAGGAAGCTATTGCACATGCAGAAGAAATTGTACAGAGAACGCAAGGTTCAGCGTTGGCTAAAGATGCACCAGCTGCTGTAACTCGTGGTGCTTTCTTTGGAAATATTTCTGTTGATAAAGCCTTTTTCCAGTTTCAAACATTTGCTCTTACAAGATTCTCTCTTGTATCTTCTGCTTTATCTGAATTTAAAGAGGGTAATGTTCTTAAACCTACATTACATACTTTAAATGTAATGACATATTTAACTTTAGCTGCTATGGCTGCTACTGCTGCAAGAGTTACTGTTGATGAATTGTTTGAACTTTTACCGGGTGATGTTGATGAGGATGAAACAGCACAGGAGAATTTTATTAAAAAGTTTGTAAGGGAATTATTAACTATACCTCCTTTTGTTCCTAACTTTACAAGTGCTATTGTTTATAAATCTTCTTCTGTACCAGCTATTGATATGGTAATTCAATCTTTTGCGAGAATAGGAATTACTGCTACAGCAGCTGATGAAAATAAAATGCTTCAAGCTACAAGAGCTGTTATATTAAGTGCTGGTTCGCTAGGTTATCTTCCGGGTGCAAAGGCTGTAGATGATATTGTTAATGGTATATTTAAAGAAAATAAATGGTAGAACTTTTAAAGAATTAATAGGAGAGAAAAATGACAGTTACAAATAAAACAAATACAGTTGAAGAAGCTGGGAACGGATCAAAAGTAGCCTTTACTTTTGATTTTAAAACTCCAGCAGCCGGAGATCTAGAAGTTTATGAAGTTGATGGAACAACTTTAGTTGCAACTCTTTTAACTATAACTACACATTATACAGTTGCTCTTAATACTGCTACTGAAGGTGGAACTGTTACTTATGTTACTGCTCCCGCATCTGGAAAGAACTCATTTATAAAAAGAGTAATGGATCTTGATCAACAAACTGATGTACCAACTGAAGGAAACATCCCGGAAGCATCATTAAATAATGAATATGATAAATCAAGAATGATTGATATTCAACAACAGGATGAACTTGATAGATGTTTAAAATTTGCAACAACTTCAGCTTTATCTAATTTTACTGTACCTGAAGATACAAGTGCTGCTAATAGAGCTAATAAAACAATCGCTTATGATTCTGTTGGTACAGCTTTAACACTTGGACAATCAATAGGAATTTATAAAGGTGATTGGGCAACTGCTACATCTTATCTCGTTAGAGATATGGTGAAGGATACAACAAATAATAATATTTATATAGCTAATGAAGCTCATACTTCAGTAGGTGCAGAACCAATTTCTTCAAATGCTGATGTAGCTAAATGGGATCTTCTAGTTGATACTGCAACTTTAACAGATGCTTCTGAAGCAACTTCAATTAAATTTACTTTCGACAATTCAACTTCAATGGCAGATCCGGGTACTGGAGATCTTAGATTTGATAATGCAACTGTTGGATCTGTTACTAATATAGCAGTTGATGCAACTTCTGCTGATACAGGAAACCCGGACATTTCTGCTTACATTGCAGATTTAACTTCAGGTTCTAATGTAGCACATGAAGGTTATATTGTTATTAAAAAAGGATCTACTCCGGCAACCTTTGCAGTTTTTTCTATTACAGGAGCAGTAGTTGATAATACTGGATGGTTACAAATCCCAGTAACTCATGTAGCTTCTGCTGGGGCATGGACAGCAGCAGATAATATGTATCTTACTTTCTCACGATCAGGAAACAGAGGTAGAGCAGCTGGTCTTGATATGACTTTTGAAGATACAACTACCGATACAGATCAGGGAGTAGGTAAAACATGGCTTAACCATGCAACACCGGGTTCAGCAACTGTATTTTATATGGATGATGTTGATGCTAATAGTACAAGTATAAATGCCTATTTAGATTCATGGGATGATTCTTCCAGTTCAGTAAAAGGACATATAATTATGTCTAAACATTCTGATCCGGCAGTATTTGCATTATACAATGTTACAGGATCAGTAACATCTGCAAGTACCTAT